GATGCCATGAAGCACATCGAAAAGAACCCGGCGATTCTGGATACTTGGCAGTCTTATTCGATACCCGGCGGCTCGGAACGGGGCAAGCCGCACTTTTCTAGGGGCGGCGCCGAATGGTAGTGATCCGAATCGACACTGTCGGGGAAGAGCGGTTCGTTCGCGGCTTCAACAGCTACGTCAACTTTATGAAAGACTTCCGCCCTGTCTTTGAGAAAATCGCAGAATGGTTTTGGGATGAAGAGGAGAAGATTTTCCAAAAGCAGGGGAATCCCGAACCTTTCAGAAAGCTGTCTGACGTGTATGCGGCTTGGAAGCAAAAGTATTACCGTGGCAAACCGATCATGCAACTCCGCGGGCGGCTTATCGCATCCCTCACCGGCAGAAACCAGGCGGATGCACAGGACACCGTAAAAAAGATTGACAAAACTGAAGCGGAGTTTGGAACGCGCGTGCCGTATGCACACCGTCATCAGATGGGGACGTTCGGCATGCCGAAACGGAAAATCGTTCAGCTGACGGAGGCGCGGAAACGTACCATCGGCAGGATGATACACCAATGGGCCTATGAGCAACTCAAGGAAGGCGCGGGTCTTCAAGGGGGATTGTTCGAGTGAGCATGGAAGACGCTTTAGACGGCGTAAAAAGCTACCTTACCGACAACCTCGAAACGGCGCTCACCACGATCGAGACGGCCCGATCCGTGACCGTGCCTCGCTGGAAGGAAATTGATACGTGTTTCGTACTGTCAAAGCAGTATCCGAATATCAGTATCGTTCCGGCGACGACCGCGTTTGAATACGGCGAGATGGATGAGTTTTTAAATCCGTGGCTCGATCATGCGGTATCGATCCAGATCGCACAAGCCGGGACCGTTTTGAAGGACGTGCAGTATGACCTGGTTCGGTATGTCGAGGCGATTGTCGGGCTGGTAACCGGCACAAAAACAAAATATCAGTGCGGCGGCCTTTTTGAGGTCGTGCAATTGTCAGAGGTCGAATACTCAATTATCGAAGCGCGTGAAGATAAGAGCTTCGTGCAAATAACGGATATCACGCTCCTTGTACGGGAGCTTGAGACATAATAAACCCACGGGAGGGGAACTATGGCAAGTATACGAAATACCAAGGTCACGATAGGCGGCCCTGAAGGTACTCCCGGGTCCGCCGAATCGCGCACTCACGTTATTCCGATCCGCGGCGTGCCGTCGCTGCGCGGTCAGTTTGAAACCGGCGGCGATCCGGCTATCACCGGCGCGAACATGCTACAGGGCAAATACGCGCTGTCGCAAAACATCGGCGGCGGTTTGCCCCTGGCCTTGCGGCCGGTGCCCGGCATCGGGAAGCTGTTCAACTCGCTTCTCGGTCAAGAAGACACGCCGGTACAGATCGGGGCGGCAATCAAGATCCGGTATACCGGCAGCTCGGCAAGCTGTAAGATCAGCGCGAACACGTCGGCGGATACACTTACTTCCGAAATCGGGACGCTCGGATCTGAGTCCGGCGATTCCAACTTCGGCACCGGCGGCGATATCGACCTCACTGCGGGTGCGACGGACACGGTAGGCGAGCTCGTCACGGTCATCAACGGTTATGATGACTACGAATGCGAGAAGCTTTTCGGACAGAACTCCGTTGACGCCGCTGACATTATCGACATCACGAACAAGCAGGCGAAAAGCGGCTGGGTGATTGTCTACTTTTCGTCTTCAACTACGGGCATCTATCTGCATCAATGGGAAGTCGATCTTACGAACACGGAAAGACCGGTCTACTCGATACAGGTCGACGGCAGGCAGGACAACTACCTGTTTGACGGCTGCGTGGTAGACCAGCTCAACCTGACCGCGGCGCTCAAGGCGTTTGTCGAAGCCGAGGCGACGATACTCGGCATGGACGAAACCAGCGGGCAATCGGCATCCGCGCTCACGCTCGAGGACGTGGATCCGCTCAGGTTTCATGCGGGGTCGTTTTCCGTCGCCGAGGTTGATTACACGTACATCCGAAATCACAGCTTGAGCATTGTAAACAACCACAACGCCGAGGGGTACGGCAAGGGATCGCTTGCCAGACGGTACCATGAGAAGGGCATGTTCGGCGTAACCGGCGAGATGCAGATCAAACTGGATGCAACGTCAATCTTAGAGTACCCGAAAATTGAAGCGGGGACGATGGTCAACATCTTTTTCGACTATTACGGACAGACGCTCGCGACGGATATCGTTGAGCGCATATGGTTCGAGTTGCCCTATTGTATCCTGGATGATTTCGACTGGCGGGAAAACAACGGTGTATATGATGCAGCGATTCCGTTCACGGCCGTCGACAAAAAGGGCACGGCGTACAATGAGCCGTTTACGGTATCGATGCTTACGGACGATTCGGCTGCATTCTAAGGGGATAGCATGGCGCGCAAAAGATTAGCGTTTGAGGCGTCGGCCAGGCGGGCGATCCTCGGCGAAAAACACGAGCTCGAAACTCTTGAGGGCTACTGGTTTCGCCCGCGCAAGTACAGCGTGCCGGGCGAGGAAGAAATCAATTCCGCCGGCAGCGGAATCGGAGACAAGCTGCCGGCATCCGTGGTGAAAAAATTGATACCCATATACCAGGGGAAAAGCCTGGGGGAAATTACCGAAGAAGCAATTATAGGCGAGCTCAATGATGACGAGCTCGCCGAATTGCTCAAAGTATCGATGGGTAGCAGGCAGGCCGAGACGGATATAGCGGCGAAGATTTTAGAGCACGGCATCGGCGAACACAATCTATATGACCAAGATCAGCCGTCGACGGACGTATCGTCTGAATTGATTGATGCGCTGCTCGAATACGCCGCTACCGTTGCGGAGATGGTCAAGGTTATACAGGGATATAACCGCCCTTTAGCCCGCTCGACGCCAGAGACATCGCCGATGCAACAGAATGGATCTACACAAAAGCAGACTTCGGCGTCGAATGTCCCGATCTCGGCGACGGAAGAAACCCAGCCAAGCTAATAAGGGCTTGGAAACCGTGGGTAACGGATTGTATGAGGCTGCTTGATGGTGACGGAGCATATGCTCATTACATGTATGCCGGAGGACTGGCGGATCATCCCGCTTATGACATGCACGTGTACGACATTATCAGGCATCGTTGGAACGAGTTGCGAAACGAGGAAATAAAGAGTGGCACAAAAAGTAACCTTTAAGATCGGCTCGCAATTCGACGCGAAAGGCATTAACGACGCCAAGACCGGGCTGCAGGGTATCGGACAGGCGGCGCAATCCTCCGCAAGCCTGATCAATTCCAGCTACATTAAAGCGGCGGCGGGAATTACAGCGGTAGTACTTGCGGTCAAAAAGCTCAAAAGCTTTATTGACGAGACGGTCGAAGCATACGCGCAGCAGCAGGACGCGGAAATCCGACTCACGGCGGCGGCTAGAAACAACCCACTTATTAACGGTGACGCCGTGGCAAGGCTACGGGACTACGCCGCGGCAATGCAGCGAGTGACGCGGTACGGTGACGAGCAGCTCATACAGCAAGGCGCGTTTTTGACTTCTCTTGGTTTGAGCGAGAACCAGATTAAGCGCACGCTCGATGCGGCGGTCAATCTTGCGTCAACCGGTATGGTTTCGCTTGACTCCGCGGTCCGGAATATTGCAAAGACCTACTCCGGCCTTTCCGGAGAGCTGGGCGAACTCATCCCGCAACTGCGCAATTTGACGGCGGAGCAGCTCGCCGCGGGCGAAGCCGTCGACGTAATTATCCAACAATACGGCGGCATGGCGGAAGCGGTCGCCCAGGGTGTAGGCGGCGCGAAAGAACAGATCCAAAACATGATTGGGGACATCAAGGAGCAGTTCGGGCAGATCGCATACGCGATATGGGTAGGCGCCGGAGGCAACGGTCTAAAGGCTGTCTTAGAGCGGATCTCGCAATGGATAGCCGACAACCGGGACCGGATTATCAACTTCTTTATCAACCTCCCGGAAATTGTCGGTCAAACGTTCCTCACCGCGAAAAACATCGCGGCGGAGCTTTTTACCTTCGAGTTTATCGCCGACGCATGGGAGCAATTGCTTAGATACCAGCTGGACAGACTTAAAGCCGTATTTGAAACAATGCTTGGTTTCCTCAAGGCGATAGGTACAACCATCTGGACGCCGCTTAAAATCGGCTTTGACTCGATTGTGTACGGCATAAAGTCAGCGTGGCACGCCGTCGCGATGTTTATCTCAAACGCGATCGAGCGGCTTGTTGCGCCGATCAACAGCATGGTCGACGGGCTCGAAAAGATTGTCAACGGCGCGCGCGATGCCGGTGCCGCGGTACAGGCGTTTATCAGGCACCCGTTCGACGCGGACAAAAGAGAAGCGCTCCGGACACAACTGCAGGCAGGAAACACTACGGAACTCGGGCGCGTTGGTTTTGGTGGGTTCGACCTCAACGCGCCGCTAAAACCGACAGGCTCAATGGACGCCGTTACGCAAGCATGGAACGAAGCGATCACCGGAGTAGGTACATACCTCAAGGGCAACTTCGAGCACGTGGCAAACCTGCTCACGATGTTGCCGAAAGAGTTCAGCGACGACTTTGAGCAACTCAGCGAGACGGTCAAGCAAATACTCGGCAGAGAATTACCCGAAGAGCTTCGCCTTGCGCTGCAACCGCTTGCCGACCTAGCTGCAAGCGCGTCCGGCGGGGGAACGACAACCCTCGGCACGCTTGCGGCGTTCAGTCCTCTTGGCTTTCTCCCGCAAACGTTTTCAATGGCCGAGCAACTTGCCGGGGCACAATATCGATTGGGATTAAGCCCACACTTGCCCTATGGCTGGGACAAGGAAAATGTCGGACGCGCGGCGATACCGTTTTCGCAGAGCGGGCAGCTTACGCAAGCGGATTACGCGACTGCCTTCGGCGGCGGATCGGAAGTAGGCCAGGCGCTAGCCGGGACTGCCGGACCTATGGCGATGCTTGCGACCGGGATGCAGACGCTACTGGGACACTTGACCGCGCTCAATATCATCCTTAACCCGCTTAAAACGGTATTCGACGTCATGGGCAAAATACTCGCGCCCGTGGTCAATTCGGTACTTGCCCCGCTTGTCGGCATGCTCGTTGTATGGGGCCAGATGATCGGCTCGATATTGATACCCGTGTTTAAGGTGCTTGAGCCCGTTATTACGTTAGTCGCCCAAGGCTTTTTGTGGCTGTACAACAACGTATTCCGGCACGTCGGTAATGCGATAATCGCGATATTCAATGTACTGGCTAGCGTCGTGGGCGGTGTTGTCAACGTCATTATCGATATAGTCAACCAGGTCAGGCGACTTGTCGGCAAGAGCGCGCTTGCCCGCGTGCGGGTTCCCGGGTCGATCACCGAGGGATTTATGGAACGGATCGACTACCAGGATCTCATGGACGCGGCGGCGGGATACATGACTGAGCAGGGCGCGGACCTAGGTCAAAACGTCTACGGCGGTAATACCACGGTGCAGCGGGTTCCGGATATCTACTTCTATCAGTATTT